TACAGAGCTCGCTGGTAGTTTTCTAAATATTTCTTGAAAAACGAACTGCGCAATCTACGCAGTTCGATATTTAAGTAGTTTAGGATTGCTTCAATTTCTTGTAGCTGATTAAAACGGTATTCAACAATGCCTGGCATTTGTGCAGCAGCACGTTCAACATTACCTACAAGTTTACACTCATTACGAGCAATTCCTAGTTCATGTTCAAAGTGTGCAACCGCCTCGGGTATCTTAGATATGTCACGTGATACTTCACTATACCAACCCATCAGTCATCCCATTCGTCGTTATAATTGTCCTCGTCAACATCGTCATCTAGATAATATGATATTGCTTGATCTAAATTATTTTCAGATCCTAAGCATTCTTTAAACGTAATATCATCAACCCCATAGTCTGCTAACAAGTCAACAAACCTTTCTGCTGCTGTTTCAATATGTTTTTTATCTAAATAGTTTTTGAAGAGATTCCAAACATCTACTATTTGCTCATCGTTCATCGATCATTGGCTCCTCGTCATGATCCACAACTTCTTCGGTTGCGTTAGCGATATTTACCATTTGTTCTTCTTTTGCTGGTAAATCTGCCATAACCATTTCGAGTAGTTCACCTGTCCATTTCTTACGATATTCAAGTGTTTCTTCGCCATTACTATCAATGTACTTGTAGCGATTGCCTTGTTTCTCAAGCAAGCCTTTGCCTTCCAATAAATCAAACATACCGGAATACGGATTCATGCCTGTTTCATATGGAATCTCAACTTGTACACCTTCAAAGGGTTTAGCGTAACGTGTTTTCATTACCTTACACGCTGCTCTAATACCATGTACTTGTGATGTTTTGTTGCCGTCTGCATCTACTTTAAGTTTAAGTTTCTTCATAGCAACAACCATTGAACTCGCATACACAAAGCCTGAACCACCTGAGATCTTGTCATCTGGATCAAACATATCCTGAGATGCATATGTGTGGTTAGTAACGCACATACCTACATTGTAACTACCAAACATATTAACACAGTTAGTTACTAGTGCTTTTAGTGCCTTTGCTTTGCGACCAAAGTCACCTTTCATATCACCTGCTTCAAACTGACTAACTTCAGTTGGTGACATAAGCATGCCTAATGAGTCAACTACAAACAACACCTTAGGACGATCTTCTTCGTTCATACTACGATAGTCATCCATAAATGTACTAATAGTTTTAGCAACATCGTCAATCATTGCCATGTTTAGTTTTAGTATTTTGTCGTCAGTTGTTTCGACGCCAAGTGCTTGTAACCAACTTTCGTCAAGTGCATTTTCGCTATCAATAAGAACAACAAAAATGCCTTGTTCTTGTGCTGCCTTAACAATGTTGCCGCTTACAATATATGATTTACCAGCACCGGACTCTCCGGCAAATACTGATACTTTACCAAGTGGAATACCTTTTTGAAAGTCTCCGCTCAGTAGGTAGTTAAGTGCAAAGTTGCCTGTGCTAATCCAGTCTTGCGGATCATTAAAGCCTGCGCTCATACCTTTAATTGATTTAGTTAAACTATTTCGAAACTTTGAAGGATCGAATGATTTAGTAGCCATGTTTTCTCCTATCTAAAAAGCGTAATGGGGGATTGCTCCCCCACTAAAGTTAATTAACCTTGACGTGCTCTGATCATTGCTAAAATGTCTTGTGCGCCACCTTCTGCTGGTGCTGCTTCTACTGCCGGTGCTACCGGAGCAGGATCTTGCCAACCTGTATCAGTTGTAGCTTCGGCTACTGGTGCTGCTGGTGCTGCTGGTGCTGGTGCTGGTGCTGGTGCTCTATTTTGTGGATCACCTGTACGTGCTGCCATACCTGCAGGACGGAAGTAATTGCTCCAACGTTCTGGATCATATGCTTCACCGTCTACACTTGCTTCAAACATCTCAGTAAGTACTCTGAGTGCTGTTTCGTCTGGCTTTTTAGGCAGGAAGTCATTAAGGTTAAACAGCCCGTTTGTATTAACTGCTGCCATTTCCTGATCACTTAATGGACGCTCTCTACGTGCCCAATTACTTGCGCCATAGTCTGCGTATCCACCTTTTGATCCTTTTGACAAACGGAAGTCTACACCAGCAGTATAATCTGTTGGTAGTTCTTCCATATCCGGATCCATAAGAGCCGCTTTAATCAATTGGAAAATTTGTGGACCAATAATAAACCTACGAATTGGATTCTCAGGTGTAGTATCGTCTGTCAGTGGATTATCTGTTACAAAGCCTTGGAAGATGTACGAACGCTTCTTCCAGTATTTACGACCCATGTCTTCTAGACTTGCGTCTTTAAACCAACCACGTACTTCTGCTAGGATTGGACAACTCTCACCATACATTTCCATACATGGAACTTGTACTTGTACTGGACGTGAATCTGTCTCACCTTTAATACCAGCAAATGGTAATTTGATAACTAAACGTTCTTTCCAAAAGAAAGTGTTATCTGCATCGCCATCAGGTAAGAAACGAATAGTTGACTGTTCGCCTTCTTTCATATTCCAAAATGGGTAAATGCTGTTGTCGCCTCCACCTGACGAACGATTGCCGCCTGTGTTTGCTTCTTGTTCTTTGAGCTTCGCTCGGATTTCTGCTAATGATGCCATAGTTTAATGCCTCCTAATAGTGCCTATGATATTTGTAGCTACATTGCTACGTTTCTTGTTGTGCCTTTAATGTGTAGTAGCACAGTTACTATACTACACAATTTATTTATCGTTGTCAAGTGTTTTTTTATTTTTTTTACTACTGCTACTTACATTTAAAAATTTATTGATATTTGGTTGAGTGCCTTTGAGGAAAAACGATGCAAGTTGTCCGTACATTATTTTATGATTAGACTCGCACATATGATTAGGCAAATTAGCATTATCGTGTTCATCAACATTAATTAAGCTACTGTTTACAAAACAAAACTTTGTATCGTTGCATTCGACTATCTCGTTATCTAATTCGTTAAAGTTAGTATAGACTAATGTGTTTTGAAAATGTTTACTTAATAGTTTTAGTGTACTTACATATTTTAAAACTTCTAATTCTATATCAATGTCGTTAAAAATTAAATCTTTTTTAATATACTTATTGTACTGGTGATAATCTTTAAATTCGTCAAGCATTCTCCATTGGGCCTTGCGTTCTAGATCACATATCAACGTTTTTATGTATGTTTGATGAAATGGAGTTTTATAAAAATTGTACGGTTTTCTCATTGGATCACTAATAAAAAATAATAAATTAATATCTGCAAGATTTTCAGGTTCGTAATCTTTTACTTTGTCGTATAATAATTGCAGTTGTGTTGCAGGACCGCAACCGGTAATTGCATGATTCTCTACTTCAAATATTCTACGTATTTCTTTTGGCCATTGCCACCCTTGTGTGTTAGAAGGTTCTCCATAGCTATCGCCAAATATCCAAAGTTTCTTACTCATAGTACATTCTTTCTAAACATATCTGTATTGATATTATGATGTTTGTTCATCCACCTTTCTATTTGTCCTAACATAACTTGGTGGTTTACAACATCTATATGATTATTTTTTAGTTTATCATCTTTATTTTCTTCTATACTAATGTCTACAAGACATTTTGCCACTACTTGAAATTGTTTGTTATTGTACATATTGGTGTATTCTGGTAAGGGTTGAAATATAGGCCAAAAAATTGTTTTATTAAAAAATTTACTTAGTGTTTGAACAGTAGAAAAAATTGCCAGTATTTTTAACTCATCAGTGTCACCGTCCATCTTGTGTGCTTGCTTTAAAAAATTGGCATGCATTCTTAGTTTTCTAACTTCTCTTGCAACTTGAGGATCAAGATTTGTACAATCGTTACTAATTATTCTTGGCAAAAGATAGTGTTGATATGGTTTTAAAAATTTCCAATGTTTACGCCCAGTATGAGACATTAAGAATAAACAATTGCTTTGTTTTAGTATTGCAGGATCAGATCCTTCAATTGTGCCTTTAAATTTATCAAGCATGTACATAGGACTAGTGCCTTTAACTGAAAAATTATGTACCTTGAATTTTTTTTCTAATTCTTTTACCCACTGGTATTCGCCAGCTGCTCCGTATCTATGTTCGGGATCAGCATAACTATCTCCGTAAATATACAATCTATTCATATGGGTATTTATTTTAGGTTAAGCTGCTTGGTTTATTTTAGGTTAAGCTGCTTGGGCAGTTTTTTGTTTATATTCTAACCACGCTCTTTTAAATTGATTAAAAGATAAATCTACGTTGGTTTTTTGTACGCCTTTTATTATTAATTTGCCGCTTTCTTTAATTAGTTTTACACCTAATATAACAGCTACAAACTCGGCCATTGCTATTGCTGCTGCTTTTCCAAATTTTGATGCTACTTCATCTAACTCGATGTAGCCGCTTTTGTATGCTCTAAATAATGATGTTACTTCTTTATATAATTTATATACTTCATAAATTGTCCAAGCAGCCATACCTGCTTTGAATAAAAATCCAATTGCTGGTACAAGAAGAGGAAAAGCTTCGTCTAATTTTTTGTTGTGTATTTCAGCAAAGCGCATTTACACGCCTGCTAAGTTTTTCATACGTTCTAAGTTTTCGCTATCTACAAACATATTATTTTTGCTTGCAAGTTCTCTTATACCTAGTATTACGCCATAAAGTGCTTCT